GAATGCAGGCCTGCAAGGAGCTGCGCCCGGATCGCGCTGATCTTGGGCGCGCTCACTCTCCGCTCCCGAGCCACACAGCGCCGCGACGAGCTGGACGCCGCGGACCGTCGCGGTCTCCGTCCGGGTCGACGTACGTGAGGCGCAGCGCCTTCCACGCCCGCTCGTACGCTCGACGGTGGTTCTCGGCGGCCTCGGTCCACTGGGTGTTGCGCGCGGCCAACCGCTGGTACGCGAGCGAGATCGCCAGCTCGAGGGTGACCTCACGCAGCGCGTACGGGGAGATCGACAGCCAGGGGCGCCGCCCTCGTTCTATGAGGCGCGCCTGGATGCGCACCCATGCCTCGTCGATGTAGTCATCGATCACGAGGTCAGCGGCCAGCGCAGACGTGCCGGAGCCGAGCTGCGGAAGCGTCTCCGTGATGTCTCGCGCGCCGATCGGGCACGACAGCGCGTAGCGGCACACGATCGCCTCGCGCTCCTGACGCACGGTGCCGGTCGCCGTGGTGATCGCCCACTCCTCGCGCCACCCCTCGCCGGGGTCGAGCAGGGTCGTGTCGATCGTGGGCGACTGAGCCTCGGTGCCGACGACTACGACGGACCCCTGCGCCTTGATCGTCCGACCGTGGTCGCGGAGCACGTACGTGCCGCCGGTCGGGGTGACGACCGCGCCGTCTCCCCCGATCACCTCGGCGACGGACGTGTCGCCGCCCGACTGCACGGTGAGCACTGCCGGAAGCAGTGCCCGAACGCGCAGAGCTGGGACGGGGGCGGCCACCTCAGTCGGCCAGCTCGACGCCGAGCACGCGGACCGTGATCGACCCGCCGGTCGGCTCGTTGTCCGTCGCGCCGCCCTCGGCGACGACGACCAGGTCGTTGACCGCAGCCGGGTTCACCGCGGGCGCGGTGTACGCCTGGTACAGCTGACCGTGGACGACCGTACCGGAGCTCGTGAGCCCCGCCGCGAAGTTCGTGTTCTCGTCGGCGAAGAAGTACCCGATCACCGTCCGGTCGGTCGGCCGGGTCAGCGCATTGACGGCGGCCACGAAGCCGGCCGCATCCCGCGCGCCGTCGACCTCGTCACCGCGCACGATCGTCGCGGTGCCGGAGTCGTTCAGGCAGAGCGCGATCGCGACGATCTTGCCGGCAGCGGGCGCCGCCTCGCCGGTGAGGTCCCACAGGTCATCGGTCGCGGCGACGCTCGACACCACGCCAGTGGGACCGCGGTACTCCGCTGCAGAGCCGTTCTGCAGCTTGCCGGCAGTCGAGCCGTTCACGATCCCTGCGAACGACAGCGGCTCGCCGGCGCGGACATCCGCCGCGAGTTGGGTCAGGCTCTCGACCGCAGCCGCACCCGAACCGACGACGTCGGCGGAGTACACGTCGAGGGTCGCGTCGCCGTCGGTCAGGTCGATCGACCCCACCGCGTCGCCATCGGCATCGCGGACCGCCAGCGCATCGGCGTCGAAGTTCTCGCCCCCGGTGAGCGCCACGCGCTCCACGCGCAGCGCCAGGATGCCCCCCGGTGTCGCGAAGTCGGCGAGCGTCGCCGAGAACTTGCCGGCGTCATCGCCAGTGCCCTCGGTCCACGACAGAGCCGACGCGTCGAAGGTCGTGAGAAGCTCGACGATCTCGAGCTGCCCCACCTGCAGCGGGGATCGGTAGGCAACCATGGCTCACTCCTCGGGAGGCGCATCGGGCGCCGTGGGATCGTTGACGGGGGCGCTGGGCGCCTTCGGCTTCTTGGACCTGCGGGCGCCGCCGCTTTTCGCGGGGGCAGTCTCACCGCTGTGCGCGGCGTGAAACGCCTCGAGGGCGGCGAGATCCTTCGTGAGACGCTCAGCCAGCGCGGCGTGCCGAGCGGAGTGCGGCGCGCGGTCCTTGACCTTCGTCAGCCGCTGGCGCGTCCGCGAGATCAGCGAGGCGATCGCGTACAGCGCCGGCGCCGGGATCGTGCCCGACTCGACCTGCTCTGTGCACCAGGCGATGTACCCGTCGGCGTCGGTCTCGATCTGCGAGGAGCCCGGAAACAGGCTCTCCCAGGCAGTGCAGTAGTACCGGCCTCCCGGAACGTCGTACGCCTGCAGGTACGACGTGAAGTCCTCGAGGACGACGTGGCCGGAGTCCTCGAGCGTGTTCCGAAGCTTCTTGATGTCGAGGCGACCACGCGAGACCTCGACGCCGTTGGCGCCTCGCCGAAGCGGATGCGGGTGCAGCTGCGGCACGACGTGGCTGTCTCCGTTGCTGTCCTGCATCACGGTCCACGACTCGGGGTGAGCCGTCAGAATGAACCGGTCGTTCGCGGTCACCTGCGGCATGCGCGACCGAGGGACGGTCGTCCCTGTCGCGATGTCGACGGGACTGGACGGGGCAGCGCCGGGCGCGGGACGTGGCTGGGCCATGGAGACTCCATGCATCGGGGGCGCCCTTGCGAGCGCCCCCGGGGTTGCGAGATCAGGCGTCGGAGACGATCTTGACGCCGGCCGCCGACTGGCCGCGCGACACACCGAGGTAGGTGTGCGTCACCAGCTCGGTCGAGCCGTACCGGGCCTTGCGGTCGAGCTCGAACAGCCCGTGCTCGAGCGCGAACTGCGTCGCAGGGTCGTCGACCACCGGCGTACCGTCGGCCCACACGATGGCGTCGCGGCCCATCATGCAGCCCACGCGGTCCGCGCCAGCGTTCGCCGTCGGCCAGCGGTTCGAGACCCAGATGTCGACGCCCGCGAACCGGCCAGCGTACCCGCGCCCGATGCGGTCCACGATCTCGGCCGACGCCGGCATCCACTGAGTCGCGCCGCCCGAAGTCGTGGCGAGTTCCTCGCGGAGGTCGGCGAACTGCTGAGTGTGAAGACCGGCAAGGTACGGGCCCTCGACGTTCGCGAGCTCGAGCGTGGTCTTCGCCTGCAGGAACGTCTCGACGTCCAGGTCGACGCCAGACGAGCCAACAGACGGGGTGAATCCGCTCCCAGCCGTCACGACCAGGTCCGTGAGCCTGAGCATCGCGGACTGGAACGCGTCGCTCGCGAAGGCCTGCAGGTCGAGGCCGGCGGCGTCAGCCAGGCGCGCGAGATCCGTCAGGCTGTACGCCTTCGAGAACCGCGAGACGGTGACCTCGATCTTGTCGTCCTCGAGCGTGGTGAGCGCAACCTCGTCGCCGTCGTCGACGGCGGCGGGAAGGTCCTTGCCGCCGAGCCCGATCAGCGGGAGGCGGAGGGTCGCGGTGCCGGTGCCGTTGATCCGGCCAGCGTAGCGCAGCGCCGGGTGGTTGATGATGGCGTTGCGGTCGGCGAGCAGGAGGGCATAGCTCGCCGCGATGATCTCCCGCGCATGCGAGTCAGCAAGCGCGGCGAACGTGGTGGTGTTCGTCGGGACGGTCATTGGATGCTCCGATGCAGCAGGGTGGTCGTGCCAGCTGCCAGCCGGAGCTCAGCGCCGCTTGCGGGGGGCGAGACCCGAAGGAGCACGACTGGCACCTTCCGGGCGTGTGGGTGTCGCCACCATTCGCGCTACCCGCGGCGAGCCTTCACGTTCTGTGCAATGGCCGCTTCGAGCGCCTTGCCGTCGGACGGACTGCGCGTCCGCTGATACCGCTCACGCAGCACGCGGAGCTGATCCTCACTGACGCCCGACGAGGGAGGCGCAGGCTGAGGCTGCGCCGGCGGGGCGGCGGGGGGTGTTGGCGCTGGCTGCGGTCCACCGGCCGGAGCCGGTGTCGACGCGGGCGCCAGGTACGGCTGCAGGCCGCGGGGGGCGGCCGTCGGGTCGGCGCGCAGATGCTGAACCCACGCGTGCAGCTCGGGCCGGTCGGCCTCTGGCAGCGTGCCATGGAACAGCCGTGCCACCTTGCGCGCCTCCTCGTCAACCAGGCCGAGGCCGGCAAGCTGCAGGTCTTGCTCAAGCACTCCCACGCGAGAACCGAGCGGCTCGAGCTCGGCCACGCGCGAGCCGAGGCGCTCAGCCTCAGCCTTCGCGGCGTCGCGCTGTGCGATGACCTCGTCAAGGCGAGCCTTCGGGATCATCGGCTCGGATGCGGGCGGCGGCGACGCCGGGGGCGCAGGGGGCGCAGGGGGTGTCCCCGGCGGCGTGGTGGGCGGGTCTGCCGGCGGCTGAGACGTCGGGTCGGGCGTTGTCACGTGGGCCTCCATCGCCCTGTGTCGCCGGGCGTCGCGGGGAGGTCGTTCAGACTCAGAAGGCGTTCGCCGCTGCCGCGCGCGCCTGATCGATCGCAGCAAGCTTCGTCCGGGCGGTCGACTCGTCGACGTCGTGGATCTCGGCGTACGCCTCAACCCGAGACATCAAGCCCTCGCGCAGCAGCTCGAGGACGTGCTGACGGCGCGACTGCAACTCGGTCGCCGTCGGAGGAAGCGCGCGGTAGCGAAGGCCCCACCCGTCAGTCGGCAGCTTGGAACTCGGCCGGACGCGGTTGTGCATGACGGCGATCAGCGACAGCAACGCGAGGTCGCCATCACGCGCCGCAGGCTCGTACGCCTGGGATGCCTTGCGCCGCCCCTCGGCCGAGATCGACAGTGCGTAGCCACTGCGCGGGTCGCCTGACATTCGCTGGAAGTCGGACGCCGAAACGCCCGCGTATTTGGCCAGGTTGCGTTCGTACTGCTCGGTCGCCTCGATCAGCACCGTCGGGTCGAACGGCACGTCGAACGATCCGACCTGACCGCCGCCCTGCAGCTCCTCGAGCGGCTCGAGCATCAGGATCGTCGACGGGTCGGCCACGACGGCGTCACGCGTGCCGGTGTCGTTCGAAGGCACCGTGAAGCCGGCCACGTACCGCTGCGGCCAAGACGCGTTGCGCAGACCGTGCCCGAAGAACGTCCAGTGCACGGCGCTACGCAACGTGCCCTCGACGAGCTCCCGCCCGTGGAACGGCGACCAGAGCCGATCGCCGACGCGGGCGTGGTACAGCACGTACGGCAGCACGGCGCGGCCGTCGTTCCAGTAGGGGTACTCGGACGCGTCGTACGACAGCACGACCTTGTCGGTCGTGTGGTCGACCATGCGCCGGTACGGCTGCAGCGGATCGCGAACGGACCACGTGTCGCGCACCCACGTCCACTTCCCATCGACGAGGTACTTCCGGTATTCTGTGATCTCGACCGGCACGTCCGGCCGGTTTTCGGCAGCTTCGGCGGTCACCTTGTCCGGCCACACCGGGCGCAGGGTGAGGCCGTCATCGACCGTGAAGTCTGGACGCACCAGCATTTCACGCAGGCCAAGCGTGTACCTCTGGATCGTCTGCATGCGCGGCCACAACCCGGCGCTGTCGAGCAGCAGGCCCATCCGCTCCGCGTTGTCGGCGTCGCTTCCGTGCGAGACTTCCGGCGCCTGGTCGTACAGACACGCAAGCTGCGAGGTCAGCGTCGAGAACGGGTTCGCGCTGAGGTCGGGATCACCGTACGCATCGGACCGTACCGATCCCATGAGCTTGCGAAGCCACCCCTTCGCGTCAGCGTCCCACGTACCGTCGAGCAGGCGTCGACGCAGCGCGGTGTGGTCCCATCGCGCCGACTCGCCGACGTCGCTTCCATGCGGGCTCACGACATCAACGGGCACACAGCCTCCCGCACACCTGCGGGCGTGGGTGTCGCCACCGTTCAGCCGTTGCGGATCGTTCGAGCGCCACGGGTGTGGCCCATGACGTGGGCCTTGAGTGCGTACCTGAGCGCGTCGATCCGGTGCTTGTACTTTGAGTCTTTCCGACCGTCGTACCGGTCGAAGCACTCGATCAGCAACGTCGCGCCGGGCTGCACCATGAACTTCGGCGATCCTGCGCGGTGCTCGACCATGCGCTGGTGCAGCCATCGCTCGCCGATCCAGACCGAGCCCCGGATGTTGCCTCGGCCCATCTTCGCCGTGACGATCGTGGGGTTGAGGTCGCGCCTCGACTTCTTGCCGAGCTTGCGGGCCACGGCGTCGCCGAGGTCCCTGTTGCCCTTGCGCGCTGCGCCGTGCCCGGCCGGGATGTCGCCGTACACGCCGGCGAGGTCGCCCCATTCGAGCGACCACCGCGACAGCATGCCGAGCACGACCTCGGCATCTTGGTCGGGTGTGGTCGGTCCCATGTCGGGCGTCTCATCGAAGACGTACACGGCGGGGCCGCCCTCGACCTGGCTGTCGTCGACTCCGACAAGCACGGCGACCTGGTTGCCGTCGCCGATGCCGTGGTCGACGCCGAGGTAGAGCTTAAGCTCGCGATCGGGGAACCAGGCGCCGACGTGCGCCCCCTCGACCGCCGCACTGATAAAGGCGGAGAACCGGCGCCCCTCGACGCGCACTTCCCATTCGCCGTCCACTACGACCGGCGCCTCGTGCGCGGGCGTCTCCGCCCGGCGGGCCTCCACCCAGGCCGCGTCGCACTTCCGCCCCTCCCGATCGCGGATGCGCCGACGCGTGCCGACGAACACCAGGTGCTTCTCGTCGAGCGGATAGTGGATGTCTCGGATCTGTCCCGCGTCGACGAGCTCGCGGATCCAGTCGACGGGCGCGTTGATCGGCGTCATCGTCAGCAGGATCGTGCCCGCGCGGGACTGCACGCGCTTGAGCAGCTCGGTGTACACGCGCTGGTTGCGCGGCGGCTCGTCGAACATGACGCCATCGATCGTCGCGCCGGCGAGGTCGAGCGTGTCCTGGTTCGTGGTTTTGATGCGGATGATCGAACCGTTCTTGAACAGCACGGCCGGCGACTTGCCTACGAACCCGGTGAGCTCGTTGAACCGAGTGTTCGGGTGCACCTCATCCTTGGGCAGCAGTGCCCACAGCTTCTTCTGGATCGCGATCGACTGCGACCACGCCGCGCAGATGATCCACCACTCGACAGGAGCGTCGGGCACCTCCTTGTACGGATGCCGACCGCGGCACCGGTACACGACCTCAGCAAGGCCCGCGGTCGTCTTGCCGTAGCTCTGGTTCCCGGTGCGCAGCAGCACCCGCTTCTCGGTGGCGCGCAGCAGCGCGAGCTGCGGCGGCAGCCACCGCATGCGGGCCAGCGGATCGCGCTCCTCGGCGCGTCGAAGCGCAAGCGCGCCGCGCGCCAGCCGCTGGGTCGGCGTCGGCCGTGCGCCGGCCAGACTACGCCTCCAGTTCGGCGAGGTCCTCGACGTCCGCGAGCAGCTCCTCGGCGTCGAGGCTCAGACGCTCGCAGCAGTCGGCGAACACCGTCTCGAGCGAGTCGAGCGACAGCAGCGCAATCGCTTCGCGCACCATCTCGAGCGCCTGCTCGGCCGACATCTGATCCCAGGCCTGAGCCTCCTCTGCATCGCGGCGCCGCTTCTCCTCTTCGAGCTGGGCGGCCTGGCGCATGTACTTCTCGGCCGCCACGTGCGAACCGTCCGCTGCGGCCAGCTTGCCGAGCGCCTTGGCCCGCGCGACCGGGTCCTTGAGCGCCGCCGCGCGCTGCGCCGCACCACGCGATCGCAACTCCTTGCGCAGTGCCTGCCACTTGGACGTCAGGCTGGCGACCGCCGACCATGACTGGGAGTTCTCGGCAGCCTGAATCTGCAGGTCGACCTTCTCGATCTCCTCTCTGAGCTCCTTGGAGTGCCGGTCGGCCATGCTGCCCCGCGAAAGTTCAGGTTTTCTCGTCGGGAGCGCGCGCGAACGTCGAGCTTCTCCT